ATGAGCGGGTAAGCCGCTCTTCGATCATGTTTAAAATGGCATGATGCGCAATCCGATCGGGAAAATAGGGCATTTTGGTAATCTCCCTCACTTTACCGGCATCGGCCATCATGGTAAATGTTTTAGGTGTACTCGACCTAAACCGGTCTTCCGAAAACAGCCCGATCAATTCCTGAAGGTTGGCCTCCCTGTTTTTGTCGAACTGTATTACCCCATAAGTGTCTGCCTTGTTTTTACGTGCCTTCCGCTCTGCTTTGTCGAAATTGGCATACGTTAAAAATTCGTCCCTGATGTTTCCTTTTCGTTTCATGCGGTTTGTTTTGTTGGTGTATCCGTGCTGCCACCACGCCAGCTTTCAGTTTCCCTACTAACAGGCTTTTGTTTTTGTCATGTTCCGGCATCCTGCCGGGGCTCTCATTCCTTCAATTTTATGGCACGTTAGCTGCTGCCGATGTTCGCGTTCGTGTTCGAAGGACCGTTGTTCGCATTCGCCGATCCGAGGGCGCAATTGCCACCGTTATTCAGGTTCGCACCGAATAGGACACCGCAGAGAATGAGCCGCCCAGCCCCACCCCTACCCTCCCCAAAATGGGGAGGGAGGAAGAAAGGCTTCGTTTATCTTCATTTTAAAATTCAATTTCATTCATTACCTTTTTTCAAGTTTTTCGATTTGCCATGACTTTCAATTTTGATGAGCCCGGCTGCGGTTTCGGCCTCGCTGAAACGCGAGGATTTTTCGGCTTCGATTTATTCGGACACGTTAGCACGGAAGCCGCCGCCGAAGTTCGCGTTCGCGTTCGAAGGACCGTAGTTCGCAAGCGCCGATCCGAGGGCGCAAGTGCCACCGTAAAGCAGGTTCGCACCGAAAAGGACACCGCGTCGCACAGTTCCAGAAGCAGGTAGATTGCTGTTCCAATTATACGCACAGCCATAAGTTGTTTCGGCTGCTCCAGTTAATACATTGCCCGCAATTGTACCGGGAAAAATAGTTTTCACCCACCCGTCAACCCGTGGCACTTCGCTACTAATTAATGTATAAACCGATTTAAATGCAAAACTGACATCGCTGCGGTTAGCATCTAACAGTGCGTTGTTGTAGCACACATATAGCGACGATTTACCGCCATCGGCTACTGATTGTACTTCGAGTTCGATGCCCGAAATCCATGCCCACAAATTTCCCCAAAGCAAATTTTTACCACGGTAAACCGGGACCGGTGTATTGTATGCAGGGCTGGTAAATACCCGTGTAAAAATGCCGGACATGTAGCCTTTTGTATTGATTTCGGAAGTATTCGACAATGCCAATTGCGCCTCAAACATTTTAAATACGGGATTATAACTATTGTAGGCGCTCCAATTGGCGCTGCTCCAATTCGATGCGCCTGCGCCAAGCGAAACCTTAAGGTTTTTAGTGCGGTACTCGATGTACATCAGGCAGGCCAGGTACATGCGGTCGAGCCATGTTAAATTAGACCAGCCTGAACCTTTAAGCCCTGCGGCAACTTCGTAATTGTAACGCGATGTAGATGTACGCGGATAACCTAAGCCACCGGCTGTTGCCCCGGAGCCTGAACCTGCAAAATTGGCTGTTTCGTTGCGTATTGAACGCGACTTGCCTGTTGTGCGGTCGATGGTGCAATAATCAGGACTATCAACAAAACGAGGCATTTCGATTGCTACATCGGCCCCATAACTAAACGGTGATGCAGATACAATCCAGCGTTCGTAAACAGGATCGGTTCCTCCAAGTATCATCCAGCACGCGGGATTATCTATCATCACATCCAAGCCGTCCGATCCGTCGAGTACCGAGGCCGATTCGTCGGCGTTTTTCGTCCAGTCGGTTGCTTTCAGGTAATTCACAATCTGCCGGCTTTCGTTCACTTTACATGCACGTATCTGGTTATGTATCGGCAAACTGGCATGTAAATCAGCCTCGCCAATCAGGTAAGGAAACGATGGGTCTGAAACACTTCGGAGACGTTCTACCCCGTAGATGCCTTGCCCCGCTTTCTTCCTGGCCAGTATAGGGATCAGGTTCATTATATTTGAGTTACGGTAAATGTAAAATCGATATATCCGCCCGAAGTTGGGGTAAATGCAGTGAGGGTTTGAACCAGCAATTTCAGATCTTTGCTGGCTGCATCGCAAACATAGTTCCACACCGGCGAATTTTGCCCGATAACCGAGGTACTACCGGCAAGCAGCGAATTGAATTTAATATCGATGTAATGTCTTCCCTTCACAATGTTCTCCGTATTATTAGTCATAGCCACGTTATCGCCAACCAAGCCTGTTGGTTCGGTGCGATAAAACCACAGCCTGAGCGTTGAATCGGCAAGGTTGAGCATATCGCTTGCAGCGTTAATCTGCATCAGGTAGCCCCCGCGTCCGTTTGCAAGCGCTATATCGGGCAGGTTGATTGATACCGGAGTGCCAACGGATGAATTTATCGCATCGTTGGCAGCGTATTGGGTGGTATCGGCTGGCCTGGTGAGCCGTACTTCGACAAACGCGGCCTTTGAGCTTGGCAGTGGCGCAGCGCGAAGCTGTGCATCGGTAGCAGGGCCTGAAACAGGAACTGCTGAAGCACGAAGTTGGGTGTCGGTGACAGGTCCTGAGACTGGTAATGCGGTTGCACGAAGCTGGGCGTCGGTTAATGCACCGGTTACCGTAATGGCAGCTCCCGGATCTGCCCCGGGATCGAAAAAAGTAGCGGTAGCTGCATCAAGTTCAGCAAAATTGGCATAAGGAGAGCCATCGGCCTTTAAAAACTCACCAACCAATTTATTGGCAATAAACTGTTTTCCATTTCCAGTCAGATAGATGTCAATCCTGGTGCGGTCGGCTGAAGGATCGATGCGAAATTTTCCGGACTGACAAGCACTGTCTGTGGTTCTGCCAAAGATGAACTTGCCGGATGTTTTTTCGAATATGTACATGATAAACTGTTTTAAGTGATTACTTCACGAATATATAACGTGGGCACATGCTGGCAAAGGACAAAAAAACAGCTTGTAATTTTTGAAAAGTAGTATGGTAATACTTAATTCGGAATTGACCTGCTCACTGCTCATGCTTAAAAATCGGGTTATGTCGTTTTTACTATTGGCATAAAAGACCCCGATAGCAGGTTGCCAAACCACACATTCAGTATCAGAACATCTAACGCTGAAATTGCTACCGGGGAAAACCTTCCCTTCAGCAATGTTCTGATATATGTGTGTGTTTGGCGCTGTAAATATAGAGATAAATGTGAAAAAGAAAACCCGGCATTAATAAACTCTGATATATAGAATCTTACACTTTCACTTTATCGATCAGTTCCCAAATCAGATCGAGCTGCATGAATGAATAATGATCCTGAATACCGGCAATTTCAATTTTTGATTCTATATGTTTGCCATAATCCCAAATCAATTGATTTTTATTGAGTTCATCCATACAGATAATGCGATCGGCTTTATCAATTTGTTCCTGAGTAACAAAATCGCCACCATGAATGTGGCAAGCAGCACGGCACGATCCGGCGCTCTCGTACTGGTTTTCGGGTTTGGTGATGGAGAACCAAAATTGTGCAGTAATACTCCTGTTTACATTGGCAGCACATACGAATAAAATGTTTTTATCATCCATTGTTTTTGCGGTTTTGTTCAAATAAGATCAATTTCCATGCACTTTATCGTAGGCTCTGGCAGTTGGATTTGTATTAGATTTTGAATTACCTGATTTGGTTTTTGAGTTATAATTATTTCCATGTTCGTCAACGCTTGACAGATTAACAATTATAACATCATTTGCCATTTTAGCATATCTCTCAGCTAATAATTCCTTTAATTTCATAACCTGTCGATAGAATTCCTTGCTATACCATTTCTTTGCTTTGCGGTTTGGCGTAAAACCTAAATTACCGGAATTCCCTTTTGAAATTTCGCGGCCAACTCCCATATCGACAAATTTTCCATAATAATTAAACGCAAATTCAATCTTTATAGGATCTCCATTGGCATTCGTATTGACATGGTGAAAAAAGCTATTATACAAGGAATGAGTATAATTGATGTTTAGGGCAATTATTTTTTCATGCCAATTTTTGATTACAATTATTGCCCAGTCTTCAATTTCTTTATTAAAACTGACACCAGAATTAGAATTTAGATTATCTATATTTTGATCTTTAAAACTCATGCCATTGAATATTTACTATTGATAACAGATTGCTTCGTACCTCGCAATGACGCTTCGACGAACTCAGCGCAACGCATTCATTCAAAGCGTTCTTTAAGTCCTCCCTTTCGGGGAGGATTTAGGAGGGGCTATTCCAGTCATTTATATCGTACACTAGCCTGTTATCTCCATCGGTTACGGTGAACGAAAACATGACTCCGTGAAAGTTTACACCAACAGGTCCCACGTTTTGATAAGGAACGCTGGTAAAGTCGAGAAAATCGAGTCCGTTTAATCCTAACCTTTTTTCACGGATCATTCGGGAAAGGATTTTAAATCCGTCGGTTTTACAATTCTGTTTGGCCAGTTCTTCAGAATCAAAATCGTTGTAATTCTCAACCTTTTCGAGCACATAAAAAACGTAATAAGGCGAATCCAAAAAATTGTCGGAATGTACCATATCTCCCACAGATCCTTCCTCATTGTTATGAATAACCAATACGCGGCCAGTGATATCGGTCTGTTGATTAAGCAACTCTTCCAATCCGGCAATTCCGGAGCAGCGAAAAAAACGATGCACATAATCGGTGTGGCCAATGGTTTTTAGCCGGGTGGCACAGTCGAGCATGTATGTTTTGAAGTTGAAAGCCATGATATTGAGTTTTGCCTTCCCCTTCGACACGCTACGCTGCTCAGGGAGTAGCGCTGGCTGAGCAGCGTAGCGTATCGAAGCCAGAAGTGGGTTATTTTTTCACTGGTTTTTGTTTTTCGATCATTCGTTCGAGCAGGTCTAAAACATCCCATCCCGGTGAGTTGAAAATCTGTTCGTTTTTAGTGACGTCGCCCTGATTAAGATCTGATACCAATTGGATAAAACCTTTTACCGGACTTGCCGGGGCTTCGGATGAAACGCCTGAAGGCTTAAACACCTGCGGATGAGCTTCGACCATGGCATTGCGGCAACCGGCATAGAAGGTATAAATGGCATAACGTTTATTCATTGAAAGCAAACGGAATCGGTTTGCACGGCGCGGATAGACAAAATCATTAAACGGCTGACGACGATCTCCGTTATAATCGGGCCTCATGGGGTGATAATGCGGTTGCTGCGGACGATACAAAACTGCACAAAGCATATTCAGGTAAAAAACTTTGCGCTGTGATTTGGCGTTATTATATGCAAAAAACTGGCCTTCGGCATGAATGAATTCTTTCCACGAAATATTACGGCATTCTTTACATGGACCCCAGTAACGACGAATGCCAATACGGAATGACGGAAACAGATTGACGGTTAACCTGCAATTTTCGGTCAGGTAATTGACAAATTGAAGAAACCAGGTTAATTCCATGTCGGTTAACCAAAATACTTCTTTTCGTTTTTTGAATGCCCAGTACACCTGATCCTTTTCGATTTTCTGAGGTAGCGCCTTAATTCCCGTAAGGTTCAGAAATGCCTTGAGCCGAAAAGTATTTTGGTCGAATCCGTTCCGGAACAGTTGGCAGATATACAACAACTGTTTACGGGTGAGTTCGTTCCATTTGGGCAGGTGAAGGTTTATTTCGTTCATCCGGTTATTCCTCCAATAAAAAAGCCGTAAGCATCGCCATCGTCATCGGTAGCAGTGGCATTGTCAAAAGGGGCTTCGTAGGCGTTGTCGGCATAGGTTGTATAGGTATCGAGGTTATTTCGCAAATACGAGAGCGCAACACTTAATGCGGTAAGATATTTATTGAGCAAAAACGAATGATCGCCCACCGGGTCTACTGATGCCTGAAAATGAATTTCTGCTTTTAGTGCCAATGCCTGCTGAATAAGCGGTTTAACAGCGATATCGTTTCCGTCACGTAATTCGGTCAGAAATTCGGCGCTGAATACGTTGGTAAACGTGGTTAGTTCCTCGAAGTTAATGTGCCTTTTTAGATCGACAAAGCGGCGACGACTGCAGCTGATATCAATGAACTGATCGAACACTGAAGCTGAAGGAATCAAACTTCCGGTATTGATGCAGGATTTGTTCCAGGAGCTATAAGTTGCCACATTTTGTTCGAGGTAATACAACAGCCGGTCTAAGCCATCGTTGGCAGCCTGGAGGCAGGAATCTTTCAGATCTCGGACGCGCTCCATGCTGGCAGGCGCCTGATTGGGATTACTGACGATGCCAAAACCTGATCCGGTGGCCACCAGGTTAAACTGCGGAATGCTTTCGAGAATGGTTAGGTTGGCCAGTACTGGTTTGAGCTTCAAGAGCAGCGATTCATAAATTTCAGATTCAGGATAGATAACCACGTCTGACCCACCGTCCGAAACAAGGAGCAATCCTTCGTATAGTTGTTCAACCACTTCTTCGCCCAGGTATTTCGGCAGGTATTTAAAGAATGCCCGGATCTCGAATGGTTCGTATTTTGAGCCGTCGGTTATTGAATTTAGCGGCAAATATTCCTTGATGTTGTCGATGGTAAGTATCATTTTGTTGGGTCGTTTACTTTAGTTACACTTCCGGTTTTATTGTTGTCGAGCGTGGTAAGCTCCAGGTTGGGAATTACAAAATGAAGATCGGCAGGCCACTTGTTAATTGATTTGATCAGGTAAAGCGGGCGAAGTATCCGGTCGCGGAATGGTTTCATGAGCGCCTGCTTAATGATGAACAGTTCGCGGGCTTCTGTTCCGTTAATGGTTTTATTTTTACCAGGCGATGGACCTACCAGCGATGGTTGCGTTAGCATTCCGTAGGCAATCAGGTTCGATATTTCTTCCGAGTCTTCGATGTAGGCGCCATCTTTTATTTCATTTTTCACAACCTCAATTTTGATCATGGGGTATGGCTGTCCCTGCGGGTCTTTTTTCTGGAAGGTGATAATCGATTTTCCGCTGTTCTCATTGCCCTTTATGAAATCATTGATGTCTTTATATTCTTTTTTGATCCGGGCCTTTTGTTCTTTATCGGCGGTAATGCTCTCGCGACGGAATATTTCTTTGAAATAGTCCGGATCGAGCAGGATGATGTAATTGATCAATGCCTGATTTTTCATGATGGCATCCTTAAACGGGATAATCTTCATGGCAAAATCGTATAGGCCACCGGCAAAAATCGCATACCAGTAGGGCTTCTGATAATAGTTGCGACCTGGTGAAGGGAAGTTTACCGGAACGATAAACCGGTTACGACGGGCTTTCACCGCTTTTTTTTCATCTTCCTTCATAAGTTCACGCAAATGGCGCAACGGGCTGTAATTATCGAGCACGTTGGTTGCAGTGCAGGGATATTCGTCGCCGGGCGTCTTCTCGCCCCAATAGGCAAAATAATAATGCCATTCAATCCGTCCGTTTTCTTTGTTCATTTCGCTCCAGCGCGAGAAACAAGCTTCTTTACTCCTAATCTCCACGATCTTTCTTTTTTCGCCATCCTCTGCATTGAAAATAATTTCGGGGAAACAATTGAAAAACCAATGCATGTCGCTCATTTGTTCGAGCAGGTATAATTGCATGTCGTTTTCTTCGAAAAAGCGATCAACCTCTGCATTCCCGATATAGGATTCAATCTTTTTTGTTTCGCCTTCACCTATAATTTTTACGGGTTTAATGCCGTCGCCGTAACTGAGCAATACGTTAAACCACAGATTGGCATTCATCTGTGCCAAAGTTCCGGCCTTCTCTATGATTTGTTTAGGCAAATCGTTGGTTGTTCCCCAGGGGACCATTTTAGGCATATTATCTTTTTCGCGACCTTTTACCGCAATTTGGGAAGGATCCCGGTCGGGAGTTGAGAACATATTGGAAGAGTCGGATGTTTGCAAAAAAACGGCAGATGTACCCGTTGCATAAGCAGTGGTTCCGTCGTAATGCATGATTATTTCTTCCTTGTTTTTCATATCATTACCTCCATACCATTAACATTAAAAAGCAACTGGGCGTGGACGGTGCGAACCTCGCCACTTTCGGGATATTTAAAATTGAACGTATCGTTTTTGAAATTTGACGATGTGCAGACGACCCGTGCATTGACTACGGTGCCGTCTTTTTCGCCGTAAACTACATCGAAGGGTTTACGCTCGACAGACCGGTCGAATGGATCGAGCAGGTGACGAAGTGCTTTCAGGAAAATTTGTTTCATAGTAAAAAGTTAGAAGCCTCACCCCGACCCTCTCCGAAGGAGAGGGAGGAAAAATGGCTTCGATTGTTTATGATTCAAATATCAGAGATGCTTTATTTTAACAAAAGGACAATAAATAGATTGCTTCGTACCTCGCAATGACGACGAACAGTGCGATTTTAAGCTCTACCCCGTGGGGAGGGTTTGGGTGGGGCTGTGAGATATCCATTATAGTAATCTGAAATGTATTCCTGAAGGGCGGTTTTCCATGGGCGCATGTGATTCACTGCACGTAAATCGAGTTTACGGGTTGATAAGCGTTCGGAGGCAGGGCGATCGGCAAAATAGGTTTGCTTAAAGTAGTCGGATGTTACCGGGGTAATTTTTACCTGATCGTGCAGCCCGGTTATTCTAAGCAGTTCCTGGGCCACTTCAAAGCGGCTGGTTTGGCCTCCGCACACACAATTATACAGGCCCCAGTATTCTTTTTCGAGCAATGCCCTTACCGTCCTGGCAAAATCGTGCGTATAGGTTGGCGTGCCATCTTTATCGTTCACCACAAAAAGTTCTTTTTTGCCGTCCTTTAATTGATGCATTAGTTTTTGAATGAATTTTTTATCTTTTTGCGGACCGGCGCCCATCATCCATCCGGCACGGCATACCAGGTAACGGGTTGCATTTTCGACCACAAAACGTTCGCCCATATATTTCGAGCGGGCATAAACCCCCAAAGGGTTCGGTGTGTCCCAGTCGTCGTACAATGCTTTTTGGCCATCAAATATTCCGGCAGTACTGATATACAGAATTGGAATGTTTAATTGGTTGGCCAGGTAAACGGCATTTTCGACGCCCAATGTATTGGTGAGGTATGTTTCATCCGGATTGTGTTCACAGAATTCGAGATCGGTATATGCTCCCAAGTGAAAAAGATAATCGGCATTGAAATTGAAAACATCTTCACGATAGGCATTGAAATCGCGGAAATCGAGAAATGAAAGCCAATCGTCGTTCACATCTTTATCGGTACATTTCAGTATATAATCGGCGCTGAACTGTTTATAAAAGGCTTCGCCGAGCATTCCGCCACAACCGGCGATGTAGATTTTTTTCATCTTAATCTATTTACAATTTAACTATTTACAATTTACTATTGAACCCCAATTGCGCTGATCAAGGCGCAAATAGTAAATTGTCTAATTGTCAATTTTTAATTCTTTCTTTTCCCTTGCCAAAAATTCGTGATAGCCTTCGGGGCGGCGGCCTTCTTTTTCGTAAACACGGTAACGGATTAAAACATCAGGAAGATTGGCGATGATATAACCGGCTTTTAAAAACTTACACCACAGGTGATAATCTTCGGCCCATCCCTGTTTGGTGTAACCATAACCGCCGACTTTTAGCAGGGCAGCTTTTCGCATGGCAACGCCTGGGTGGTTGACAAACCAATGATTGGGCATGTTGGCAGCCAGTTGCCTGGTGACCCGTTCGGGGTGATGTGTAATGAGTTGTTTGGCGCCAAAAAACTGAAGCTGAACGCCGCAAACACTAATTTGAGGATTCTCAAACATAAAATTAACCAGGGTCGTGATGAGCCGGGTATTGGCAATGTCGTCGTGATCCATCCGCACAATAATTTCACCACTGCAAAGCGATACGCCAACGTCGAGCACTTCTGAAAACTGAAGGGTATCATTGTCAGCTTCGTGGTAAATCACAGGTCTTTCAGGATTTGTTTTTTGTTCGGCCAGTTTTTTAATTATGGATGATTTACTTAACCTGGAATCGTGATTGACAATGACCAGTTCCATTTCTCCGGCATAGTTTTGCTTCAGTACACTGTCAATAGCCAATTCGATCCATTCTTCGTTTGGATCACGGGTTGGCATAAGGACACTTACTTTTTGAAAATCCGCGTTACGGGTTGCAGGTTGCGGGTTCGGGGTTCCGTTTAAGAATTTAAGAAATTCGATTTCCTGGTATTTTAAACTTCTGTTTTGGCAAATAAACTTCCGGGCAGCATTGGCCAATTGCTTTATGTTCGTGGTATTCTTATAAAGTGAAGAAATAGCGGTGACAAATAGATGAATTTCCTGCTGAGTATAGCAGGGATCGGCAAATATTTCACGGGCTTCGTACCGCTGCCGGATTGAAATAACAATACCTCTTGAGGTAAGCACACCGGGGATATCTCCAACGCCAGGCATGACACAACAAATACCGGCAGCCATCATTTCGAGCAGCGCAATTGGCAAACCTTCGGATGGTGAACAATTCAGGCCAAGATCAAAAGCCTGCATGGTTTGATACACCTTCTCCATTTCAAGGTTACCCGTAATTTTAATAATTTTCCGGAGCCGAATGTCGCCTTGAATGTATGTGTTTACTTTTTTGAAATAATTCTGGCTTTGTATATTTTCTGAAGGACCGCCAACGATCAGTAATTTCGCATTTAGGGTTATGGGAAGCTGCCTGATTATTTTAAGGGCATCGAGAATATTTTTATCCTGGGCAACGCGCGTAATCATTCCTATTACAAAATCCTGACTGGTAAACCCGAAGCTTTTTCTAATCGAAGACCGGTTGATGTGTGATGCTTTATCAATCAGATCAACATCGACACAGTTGGGTATGACCATAAATTTTCGGGCATCGATACCATCCCAACTGGTAAATGAATCCACTATTTTTTGATGAATGGCATAGTACCCGTCGGTAAACTGATCATACTTTAGCACCTGCGCATAAATATGGTCGATTTGGGTATGCAAAATGGTTAAATACCTGAATCCAAGTTTTTGTTTTAACGACGTTACAGCTGGCATCATGCCACCGGCATTGCAGTTAAAAACGACATCGCAACCAATCAAAAATGGTTCAATGATTTTACTTTCAGGACAGAGGCCAACTACCACGATGCGTACACCTGCAGCTTTAATTAAATCGTAAAATTTACCGGTTGTACCACTGAGCACAATCACATCCAGGCCGTTTCGATATGCCATTAAAACGTGGTGGTATGAAACGAATTCGGCACCGCCAATGTCGTTGGTGCCAATAAGAAAGGCTATTTTCATAAATTCTGAAGTTTGATCAGATCAAATTTTCAGAATTTTAGCAGGCAGGGAAAGGACAGGAGAAGTGGTCAGTGGTCAGTCGCAGTTTTCAGTAAAATCAATTTTCGGGTGGGGATAAAAGTTTTTCGAGTTCTTTTATTTTGCGTTTGATGCGGAGAAGTTGGTTTTTGGCCTGATCGAATTGAACCCGTGCAGCTTCCTCGAGCTGACGGAGTTCAATGAGTTGTTGACGGATATCGGTTGCGCGTATCATAAAAGCCCCTCCCATCTTAATTTGCACAACACTACCCTCAAGGATAAATGTATATAAGACAGAAAGGGCCAAAAGTGTGACCCGTTCTGTCCTTGAGGGAATAATGGATAAAAGTGTTGTGCGGGGGTAAAGATAAAGAGATTTACAATTTATTCATTTACGATTTGCGATTTAGGTAGAAAAAAAGCCTCACATTTTTGCGAGGCATTCGTTCCATAGCTGCGGAGAGCTTATTCGATATCCTACTTTTTTTGTTTTTAAAATAATTTTAGCTGCTGTGTTTTGTTTTGAATAAGTAAATCGTCGAGAATATCTGTTTGTTCGGAAATTTCCGAAATTGTTACGGATTGCGGGTTGCGTGTTACATTTTTGGGCATTTTAAGTACGATTTGGCTTTCGGATTCGGTGATTGGTAAAATGTATAATCCTTTGCCGGTGGGATGAAGTTGCACCTGCCAAGCTCCGTAGAATTGATTTGATAGTGAGTTCATCCAAGCTACTTCGCCAAACATTCCGTTCAGGCACATGTTTATCAGGCACATCATACAACAGTTACGGTCGATATCGGCTCCGTAAAACAGTGCATTGCGGTTGATCTTAGCGGCTGCCATCAGTATGCGTCCACTTCCACAGGCGCAATCGAGAATGCGGTCGCCAAAGCTGATAGGATCATTAAGTAGTGCCATAAGGTCGCAAATTGGTTCGGGTGTGAAGAACTGTCCGTTATGTCCAAAGCTGATGTGCTCCATGAAGAAATCGCCAAATACATCGCGTAATCCTTCGCCGTTGTTATCCATTTCGATGACCAGTGCGCCAAATGCTTCTGTCATGAGGTAGGCTTCGGGTTTATCATATCCGCGTACTATTTCGAGGTACCGATTTTCCATAGCTCCCAGCGACAGGGCGCAAACTGCCATTTCCAAGAAGTCGCTGAATACGTTACTGATGCTGTTCCGACGCGCCAACTGCTGCATGTACTGGGCAAAGCTTTTCTGTTTTTCCATGTCTCAGTCTTTTACAATTATTATCATTTTCCCGTTTTCGACTGTGACATGCACTGTTTGGTGTGGCTGAAACCCGGCATCGGCCAACCAGTTTCCTTTTAGTGTGAGTTTTGGCACCTGGTGGTAATTGTCGTGGTACTTGCCTTTTACATACTCGGGTTGAAGCTTAATCACTTTTGTCATTTGTTGTACCACTGCCCTGTGGATTTATGTAGGCTGGCTCTCCTGTTAATTTTGAGCCAACACTGAATTGAGCAGACCGGAATTAGTCAAGGGCCACTTCGACACGTTCGGTTCGACTGCTTCGCGCTCACCGACCGTCTCAGTGACCGATCGAAGTGAGCTTGTATTACCCTTTACTTTTCCGGGATGCGATCAATACCTTCGGGGCAAGTGCGACACGGCGAGTCGTATAAGTAATTGTCTAACAATGATTAGACCTATTGTTCCGTCAGTAGTAGCCTATGGACACGTGCATTAAGAGTAATCTTTTTGTGCGAAGCTGTTCAGAGAAAGAGACCTTTCGAAAGAATAGCCACAACCGCGAGGTAGAGGTAAGACCATTAGCATCATATGGTCAGGTAGCAAGGCTGAGTAGTATGGTTAACACATGTGAACCGTTGATAAACGTCGTTAAGATAAAACGAGCCAAAGATGCTGACAGGCTCGAACCAAAAGGTAAGCAGCCGGCTGGCTTTCTTTGCGCTAAAGCCACACGGATATTTGTGCTGCCGGCGGATAGACGGAACCTAACCTACTCGTGTTACTTATGCGAAACGTGGTAAGCCCGTATCTCTCCTAAGCAATTAGGAAAGTTAACCGTGAGGTTAACCTATGGGGGTGCGGGTAAAGGATGGCAGAAAAAGCAAACGCCGCTTTGTAATGAAACGGATAGAGGTTGAAACATTACCTCACACGAAAGTGGGCTAACTTCTGCGTATGGTAACTCTTTACAAGAAACTTTTAGAACTTTTTAAAGGAGGAAAGCAAATGAACGAGATTAAAACATCGTGTGCACCAACTGACCAAAAGTGGGAAACTTGGGAAGACATAGATTGGAACAAGTGCCAACACTGGGTTGGAAAGCTACAGGGACGTATTGTAAAGGCTCAAAAGGAAGGCAAACATGGTAAAGTGAAAACTCTACAATGGATGCTGACTCACTCGTTCTACGCTAAAGCATTAGCAGTAAAACGAGTATCTTCTAATAAAGGTAGTAAGACGGCTGGCGTTGACAAGAAAATCTGGTCAACGTCCAACGTTAAGTTTATGGCAATTGCAAATCTGAAAAGAAGGGGATACCAACCCCAGCCCCTGAAAAGGGTAAATATTAAAAAGAGTAATGGGAAACTCCGCCCATTAGGAATACCAACTATGAAAGACAGGGCTATGCAAGCTCTGTATTTAATGGCTCTTGATCCAGTATCAGAAACCACAGCCGATAGCAATTCATACGGATTTCGAAAAGAAAGAAGTACTGCAGATGCGATCGCTCAAAGTTTTATTATACTGTCACATAATACTTCTGCTCAATGGATACTCGAAGCTGACATCAAAGGATGCTTCGACCACATAAGCCATGACTGGTTACTAAATAATATCCCGATGGATAAAGTGATGTTAAAGAAATGGTTGAAAAGCGGATTTGTTTTTAATAAAGAGCTGTTCCCGACAGAAGAAGGTACACCACAAGGAGGGATTATTTCCCCAACTCTTGCTAATATGACGCTGGATGGTCTCCAAACAATGCTTGCATTGAAATTTCGCAAAAGAGGTATAAGCAAAAAAGCTCTTGCCTTTAAAGTGAACCTCGTACGTTATGCCGACGATTTTATTATCACAGGCAGAAACAAAGAAATATTGGAACATGAAATCATGCCATTAGTCAAAGAGTTTCTTTCAGTAAGAGGACTTACCCTCTCAGAAGAGAAAACAAAGATAACTCACATTGATGAAGGTTTTGACTTTCTGGGTTTTAATATAAGAAAGTACGATGGTAAATTTCTCATCAAACCATCAAAGGAAAAAGTAAAGAAGTTTCTCGATAAGATTAGAGAAACCATCGAATCCAATAAAACCTGCACGCAGGATACATTGATTCGGTTTCTGAACCCTAAGATCACAGGATGGGCGAATTATTACAAGCACTGTGTTTCCTCGGATACTTTCTGTAAAGCAGACCATCAAATCTTTTGGAAGTTAATGCAATGGTCAAAAAGGAGACATCCAATGAAGAATACAAATTGGGTTACACGAAAGTATTTCCGCAAAATTGGAAATATGAATTGGAGGTTTGCGGTAAATCATAATTTTAAGGGTATAAAAAGAACAATGATACTCAAACGATTATCTGACACCAAAATCACTCGGTACGTCAAGACCCAATGCGATGCCAATCCTTACGATCCGGAATGGAAAGAATATTTTGATAAAAGGGAAACCTACAAAATGCTCATTTCACTTAAAGGTCGTGAATCATTGTTAAGCTTATGGAAGAAACAAAAACGTGCATGCCCGATCTGTAACGAACCGATCAACAAGGAAAAAGATTGGTATTTGGCCAGTATTAATACAAATGGCAAAACTGTTAAATCCCTTGTTCATGTCAGTTGCTGCAGGAGAATCTACAACCTAAATAATAATGAAGATTTTGTGCCGGTTTCTTAACGGAAACTTTGAGTTGCTTGAGCCGTATGAGGGGAAACTTTCATGTACGGTTCTTAGAGGGGAAGGCGGCAGCAATGCCGCTGACCTACTCGACAATTGAGTGAGAGAGAACCTTCTGTGATTTACGATTAGCCTATTTACTATTTACAATTTGGGGTTAACAATGTGGACACCTCTGGAAACAATGTGGACACCTCGGGGCACAAAAAAAGGAGGCGTGAGCCTCCTCAGATTTGAAGTTGAAACGATTAACTTCCGTAACAACTGATGTAAGCGTTGTATTCGAAAGAAACGAGTTCTTTGTCAAGCAATTCGGCTGCTCCTTCGAAATAAACCGAATCGAGATAAGTAACGAAGGCTTCCCAAAGGTTGGTACTGTTTTCCTGAACTTCTGCGGCTGATTTTAATCTGTAAGTTTTCATACTGTAGTTTTGTTAAAAATTATATGCAGTTTTTCACGGTCAAACATCTGGGGTAAACAAAGAGGAACTGGAATAACGGATCGAAGTGAGTATATGCCGGGAAAATCCTTGTTTAGGTGAAACCCTTAGCCCAGGATATTGACCGTTTCTTAGCGTGTAATTTTGCTACAAAACCAGAGTGGAAACACCAAATGCAGAGAGCAGTGGGCGTTGAGAAAACAGCAACGCAGGGAAGCTCACCAACCTAAGATCGGTTTATGGGGCGGCTGGAATTGCCTGTAAATATGAGATTGCTTCCCGCTTCGTGCCTCGCGGTCGCAATGACGGCCCTTCGACTGGCTAAGGGATCCGGAGCGACATAAAAAAAAGCCTTTCGGCTTTTCTTGGGTTTCAGTTAAAATGGAAGGTCGTCTTCGGCGGGTTTTGCTTGTTTTTTTCGTGATGGCTTTTGTGCCTTTTTTTGTTCTTCAGGACCATAGGGCTGTGTTGGGATGGCTGCCGAAACTTTGGTCTGATAATAACAGGTGTGGGTGCGTCCGAATTTGTCTTCTTGTTTCAGTTTAGCCACTTCAAATGAGAGGTACTTTACTCCGTTCTTTTCGAACACGGCTTTTTCGAGGCCTTCAACTGGTAATACAATTCTCACGATGTCGAGGTTTTCTACCTGAGTTCCTTTTCCGATGTAATGTTTTTCAAAAGTTGCCATAATATTGAATTTAAGGTTATAAAAAAAATTTATACCGGGTGAACTTATTCTGAATGAGGGTGGCAATGGAGGAACTGGAATACCGGAACGTAGCGAGGATATGCCGGGAAAATCCATTGACGGGAACCACCTTGAAAGAATACACCTTTGTATATAATTTTGACTAACACTCAATATTCTGTCAACCATAGAAAATTTGCACCGGCGAATGGGTACTAAGGTAAACCGGGAGATTGGGATAGTATTGTTGCCAGGTGATGGCCTGATCGTGTTCGGTAGAATATCGGTGAAGTAACTATTGAGGCTGTGCCAACGAAACGAAGATGACCAGCGGCCCACGTTAATCAGACCATGGCGGCGACATCAACAGCATGGTGTCCGGAACAAAAACACAAAAGGAGCGAACAAGCATTCCGGAAGATGGCCTTACCAACTGAAACTAAATGACGAAAGGCTTTTAGGGGAGCGGTGGTTCGACTGCTCGATTCGATACGCTTCGCTTCTCACCCACCATCGGTGAGTGCGACAATTTATGAGTTAGCGAATAAAAAAGGGGAGCATTAGCTCCCCTTTGGTTAAAGATTGATCAGTTCTTCAACGTCGTGCACTTTCACGTCAAGTGTCCGTTTCATTTCGTCGATCACTGAGCTGATCACTGCCGAGTTTGAAGTTTTGAACTCGTTCCCGCTTGCATCCCGCAGACTAATCACAGAACTCAGCGAATCGGCCCCGATCTGGAAGGTCTGTAACTTCCGGCGCGAATCGTTCAACGTTTTCCACCGGTCAATCAGCATCGACAAATCTTCCACCCGCTGGATGCGTTCTTCGAGGGTCATTTTACGAGCTGCTTCTTCAACTACGTCTTTCACAACTGTCATAGTTGGAGTAACTTCTACCACTTCAACAACTTCAGCAACACTGGCTGCTTTTTCGGCATTATTTGATTTACCCATAACATTTTGCCCATGCCCTTGGGTCTTATTTTGGCATCTGGCTCGCCGGTTAAAATTAAATTACGGGTAGTATCCATTGAGCCGGGCGGAATCTAGTCAAGGGCGAATGTCAGGTTTAACGAGTTGCGGGTTTCGGGTTACGTGTTACGAGTTAAAGGTGACCGAGTGCGAAGCAAGGTTTAGTTATGTCTATACCGCTAAACTAAACCACTAAACCTCCCTTTACTTTTCCGGGCGGCGATCAATAACTTTATCCGGAATTTGAGTGTAACTACTTTCTCCGTCATCACCGGTAAGCCTGATTTTTAGAAACAACCAAAAAAAGGGGCGAAAGCCCCTTGAGTTACAATCCCGGATCAGCATCTGAATACCCATCGTAAACTTCACCGTAATAATTAAGTTCATCATCCTGATTACAGATATCTTCATCTTCATGATAGGCTGAACATACTGTACAATCACCATCCGGACGGCAACAATTTGAATTTTGAAACATAGTTTTTGCCGCTGCCCTGCGGACTTATAAAGGCATCTGGCACGCCTGGTTGTTTTTACTGAATGAAATTTTCCTGATTAGCAAACTTTGATTCCACTTGTTCGCATCCCCATGCATCGCGCATATCTTCCATCGACATGATTTTACCTGACTTCTTGAAATATTCTCCTTTGTGCCAGTACCATGCCGTTTTCGGATGTGAGAACCGGTACCCTTCGCCTTTCAATGTTTCCCTTACTGCGAAGGTGTTTCCGGTAATCCATATCCATGAGCCAATCAATTCTATGATAATTCCGGGCAAACAGATGATCCGGTCAAGCCGCTCGCGCATTTCTTCCGAAACCTGTTGCTCATATTCCTTCCTTGCATCCGAAAAATCAGTATTGCTGTTGATAAGCTTCCTGGAAAGCCGGTCATACAAATCATTGATCACCTGCATGATCGCAGTATCACCGCCTTTGTCCGGGTGATACAAGAAGGCAAGGCGACGGTACTCCTTGCGCAATTCATCCAACGTCTTAACACCTTCGAAAAATTTCATAGTTTTTACCGCTGCCCTGCGGATTTATGTAGGCTGGCTCTCCTGTTAATTTTGAGCCAGCACCAATTGAGCAGACCGGATTCTAGTCAAGGGCGAATGTCAGTTTCGAGGCACGCAGAAAGTGACCGAGCGCGAAGCGTTGTTTATGCAAATCACATCCGGGAAGCACAAACCCTTTACTTTTCCGGGATGCGATCAATAACTTCGGGCCAAAATTGTAGGAGAGATAATACCTCTCTGCCTGAATAGGCGCTTAGTCGGCATTCTCTTTTGGTTCTTTTCTCTGATGCCTTGCGGAAAATCTAAGTAGCAAAATCAGAGAAAAGAACGGCGCAAAATTTTCAGGCCGTAGGTGGTTCCTGAAAATTCAGACGTTTACAAAACGGATGGCGCAAGGTTCTTTTTGCCCGCTTTTTCTTACAAGAAAAAGCGTAGAAAAAGCCTTGTGCTTAGAATCAATCTAAATAGTATGGATTTTCGCATCTATAAAAAAGCAAAAAACTAAAATTCAAATAAATGGGTATCTAAAAGGGTGAGAAAACACCCTTTTAGTTACACAACGCA